TCAAATGACCAGTTTTTTCCACTCTTTACCGCGTACATCGTTGTAAATATCGGTCATTTTTTGATTCGAATGACCCAGCAAAATTTGGGTATCAATTCCCTGCTCCCTGAACAATCGCTCTGATAAAGATCTCTGCTCATGGAAAGAGGGTGGAGTGCCATTAGCGCGCCAGTTGTAATCCACAGAATCCCGGGCTTTTTTAAATGCAACTGTCAACGTTGCTGGCTTAACCATCCCGCCGCGCTTAGCTGTCCCTTTAGCATGATGGTGGTGCAATAACCACGGACTAAGAACGCAATCGCGACAGGATGACACTACATCATCCAGGGTGAGATTTAATTTATCGCAACGCAGAGCCAGAGGGATGGCAATCCGGGTTCCTGTTTTTTGCTGTTCGACATGAAGATAACCATCCCTGATATCCGAAAATTTCATTTTGCAAATATCTGAAAGGCGCTGGCCTGTCATCAGCGCTAGCAGCATACCACGCTGTAAAAAGTAACCATCCTTTTCCGCTGCATTATAAATCATCATCCACTCATCAAAGGTCAGTCGTTGCCGTGATATCCGTACCTGTGGTTTTTTTGCCGATTCTGCAGGGTTAAAGCCTGGCGAGACATCGCCCGTTTGCTGGGCCTCCCGGAAAACATCAATCAGTACTTTCCTGAAAATTTGTCCCATTCTGTTATGTCCTTTTGCCTTGTAATCTTCCAGCACCGATACCACATCTTTTACGGTTATGGCATCTAATGGTCTGGTACCAAAACGTTCATCAAATACCCTGAGAGGGGATGCTTTCTGTTTCAGTGTGTTGAGTTTGATCTCTCCGTTTTCATATCTTTCCTGTTGAATTTTTCGGTAACTATTCAGAAAAACAGAAACGGTTGATGAACCACCGGTATCACGAATAATTTTCTCCTGCAGAGTGAGCATTTGTTCCATTTGTTGCCTGGCAAGACGGCTGTTCGCTTCTGCTGCAATAGCTTCTGCCTGTTTCTGGTCAATACTGCCGAGCCCGTGATTTTTTCCTGTTATGGGATGCCTGTAACGCCAGTAAACTTTGTTATTTCTTTTGTCAAAATACGGAGATAATCCCGGAACTTCAGTTTTATATTTTCGTGGGCGCGCCATCTTCCAGTATCCTCTTCAAAGCAGGGGGATCTGTGGCGATCACTTCCGGCTTGTTTACCATTCCGACAAAGCGAGCTCGAGGATCCACTCGCCAGTGTCTTCCAACTTTTTTGGGGAGAGGAAATATCATTCCGGCTTTAGCGTATTTACTTAACGTGCCCGGAGTAGGGACCGGTTCACTGAATTCCTCTTTTGCCCACTCAGTGAGCAGAATAAGTCTTGCCATGAGCGTTGTTCGCTAATCATGGCCGCCGCCATTATAGCTTGCGGACGACGACCGGGGTTGAACATTAAAAATCAGCCTGACTCGGGATCAGTTTTTGCCAGATTGCTGAAACTTGTTTTGCCTGGTGACGGGCATCGTCCAGCGCATTGTGGGGTACGCCTTCGAATGGAATAGCCATTCTGACATCAAAGCCAATGGCATTACCCAGTTCAACGATTGTGCGTACATCGCGATCGTTGTAGTAAAGCCACGGGTAGGGGATCCCCTGCCGTTCATATGAACGGCGTAAAATTACGTTGTCGAAGTTGGCTCCATTTCCCCATATCTGAACAAAAAATTCACCGGAGTTTTCGTCGATAAATTCCCGCAATTGTAACAGTGCATCATCTAACGGGATTTCATCGGTCATAATGGCAGACTGCGCTTCACGTGATTGCTTCAGCCACCTTTTAATGACGTCACGATCAATGACTCCGCCAGCAGTTTCCAGATCGATAGTCTTACTAAATTCCGGTCCCATACCTCCGGTTTGCGGATCGAAAAATATTGCACCTATTGAGATAATCGGGGCATCAGGATTTTTTCCCATGGTTTCAAGGCCTATCATTAGATGGTCACACGTCCTGCTGGTGGATGTGATTTCGTGATGACCGTTCACCTTAATTGAGTGATCTGCCGTCTCGCCAGTTTCATTATCGCTATCGTGATGCTGATTGCCGCCAGCATTCTCCTTGTGTGGATGTTCAGCGCCTTCCATTTTCTCCGGATCATCTTCCTGAACTTCAACCTGATACTCTTCATCGAATGTTTCCTGGTATGTTGCGTCGCCCATCACCGCGCCACAATCAGGGCAGTTGCCGCCGCCGGTCTGACCGCAGGCGGTGCAGACTTTTTCCACTTCCTGTTGCGCCACTGGTTCAGGCTGTTTCGTTTCTGGCTCGTTTTGTAACGCATTTGGGCTGTTTTGTTCCGCTTTTTGGTAGTTCCGTTCCGATTCATGCTGGTTCTGGTTTACAGAATCGCGGGTCTGGATCCCCTTAACCCATTTCGGATCATTCGGGGCGCTAATCCCTTCAACAAATTCACCACGTGATACTGCAAGCAGTTCATCGGCGTCAGGCTGGCTGATATTGGCTGCCTGCATAATTTTGTTTACTTCGTCAGCGGTAACTTTTACCGGCTCTGGTTGTGCGGTCGTGTCAGATGCACCAGTATTTTGTTGTGAACCTGAGTATGTACTGTTTTTGCGGGCGAAATATTCTTCTTTCGTGATTTCAGTAGCCCCGGCAGCCAGCGCCTTATCCAGACCAGAAAGTTTGTTTGCGCGACCGTATTTTTCGCCATCCTTGTCGGTGAAGAGGAAGTAGAACGGCCCCTCACGCTCTACAGATGGTTCGACTTCCACTTTGCATTCGGTTTTTTCGTTGTCCGGAATTGCCGTTTCCACTGCATCAGTTTCTGGTACTGGCGACGAGAGAGTATCAGTTGCGCTCTGATTTGTTCCTTCATCTTCAAACACGCCCTTTGTAGTCAGGTATTCAGTAATGTATTTGTTCAGTGCCACAGGGTCTTTGTGAATGTCGATCGGACGTTCACGGACAAGGCCAAAAATAGTCTGGCGGTCGTAGCGAAGGGCATCAGGCTGTTTGCGCATTGATGCCGAGATACGCTTCCAGTCTTCGCGGTCGTTGTCGATAACTTCATTTTTTGCCCAGCGATGGATGCTGCCGTCAATGTTTCCGGCATCCACATCACCAGGCCAGAGAGCGTAGGCCAGTTCGTCATCCAGTGTTTTCCATGTCTGCTTGTATTCGCGATGAATGGTAGCAATGACCGGGCTGATTTTTCCTGTTGAATTTTCAGTGTGCTGTTGATTGGTTCTGGCGCGGGCGAGATCAACAACAGACGTGTATTTTCCGGTTTCCTTGCGTTCACCTTCGCGACGTTTTTTCCAGATGCGCATCTCTGCCTGAATTTCGGGCCATTTGGCACCAGGCTTACATTTATGCTTAACCCACCCGATGGCATGCAGCTTAAGCTCCGGATACATGGCGTTAACTTCTGGCATTTTCATCAACGCTTCAACGATATGTCCGTCGAATGTTGCCATGTCTTCCTGCAACAATTCCTGTGCGCTAATAACCATATCAACGGTGATGTTTTCACATGTGTCGAACTTAACCATGACAGCGTTCTGTACTTCAGGGGCCAGCTTGTCAAAAGTGACGTTCATCGGATCTGATTCAGTCTCAACCGGGACAAAGGAAGCAGACTCCTCATCCCAGCGGTTTTCCTGCATATATTCAGCATCCCAGGAATCGAGGGCAGGGCGGGGTATGCCGGGTTTATCCTCACAGACAATAAATTTATAAGCGCAGTCCTGAGCTGCAGGGAATTGCTCCAGAAATTGCCAATGAAATTTTGCGCGTGCGCGACGCTCATCACCGGCTTCAATGGCAGTGGCCACCGCAACAGCGCTATCTTCTTTTATGGCCTGTTCATCAGGAATAGCAGCGCAAATAAAGACCTTACTCATTTTGTTTTAACCTCATTACAGATTTCAGGGTGAACGAATCCCTGCCATTGCTGGCATTTTTAATCCGTTGGTATGGTGTTAATATGGCTGGAGGGTTATCCAGCCGGTGTTTCGTTATTCAGGTACAGCGATACTTTTTTTACCGGGAGGCATTCACCAGAAATTTTTTGCTCGTCTCTTGCCTGGAGGCAGGATTCTTTACTGGCATAAATTCCGGTAATCACATTCTGTGATTCACCCGTTATAAGAAAAACCGTCATCATCAGTGCAAATGCTGAAGTCATTGACGTTCTCCGAAAATACCAAGTTCAAGAAGAGCAATTCGGGAAAGTATGGAATTATCATTGAGCAGATAAGGCTCATATTTCCTCATATTAATGGCATCTTCAGTAAACTCCCGGTTACTGAGCAGAACACCAATATCAAAACAACCTTCAGACGTATTAACGTTTGGTAATAACGTTTCCATTATCGCGTCCTCAACAATGAATTTTGTGATGCAGTGCCTGGTGCCTCCAGGTGACGTTAACCAGTTAACAATTAACGCCGGATACAGAGAATCCACCCATAACACTGTTTTTGGTTTTAACTGTTCCGCGTGCGCTTAGCCGCATTCACCGCATCACAAAATTCACTTTAAAAAGGGCGGCAGAGCAGTCACGGAGTAAAACTGATACCGCCAAACGTCACCAGAAAATTGATAACAGAGGGCGTTGCAGCGGGGTTGTCACTTAAGCGTATGGTCAACCTGACAACCCGGTGTCCTCAACGGGGGAAGAAATAACCCCGCCATACTTACCGCCGCACCATTTCGCGGGTTGCCACAACCGGAAGCGCACGGTCGACGAAAATTTAACGACAGGCTATCTATGAACCAGCTACCTCGCCGTGCGCTTTCGCGTTATGGTCTGACTTTTCAGGGAAATATCCTTTCAGTAAACTGTCAGTGCCGGATGCTCACCCGCGTCCGGCGCACGCACTCCACCTCACCCGTGGAGAACTACTTAATTACCAACCTTAGCTTCGTTGGTTAGCTATTAACGCGGGTATGTAATCATTCTGGCAATGCTTAATGCCGCTGCTTTTTCCAGCCTGGTGATATCCTGCTCCAGAGCGGACAGATTTTCAGCCTGCTTAGCCCTGGCTTCATTGGCCCATTTCAAATCCTGCGCTGCATTAATTTTCTGGCGCATCCACTCATAAAGTTCATTATCGGTATAGTCTGGAGCGATGATGACGGGTTCTCGTTTCTGCATACTGATTCCTCGCGGTGCTGTTTCGCTTATCAGCCGTTAGATTTTGCCGAACTGAAAAGCACCTGTTTAAATTCGTTGAAGCTGTGAGCTTCTTCGCCTTCGGCAAGGCCTTCGAAGTATTCTTCGTAAGCCTTTTCCATGATTGTGTCAAAATCCATATCACTCACCTGAGTTTCTTTCCAGCCAGCGACGGGCACCATTTTCGGTTTTAAACGTTTTGCTTTTGGTATACGTCATCGCGGTGAACGTACCGTCCTGGTTGGGGAACACGCCACATACCAGAGATTCGCTGTTGCCAAGATCGATAGTATCCATGCTGACCTCATTTCCCCTTAACGCCGGGGTAGCGGAACAAAAACCTGCTGCATAGTTATTAAAGTTGAACCCTGCCGTCATGTTCTTACGCCTCGGGCTGGCTACTTAACCCCTGACCACTGCCTGGTAACTCGAAGTATTGCCCTGCATTCTGTGGGGTGGGGAGAGGGAATGAATGAAGTTTAGAAAAATGAACTTTTCAGGTCAATGTTTTTTTATCAAAACATTTTAAGCAGGCAGCTGTTAAGCCATCACCACGATGGCATACAGTTAATCAAATAGATGAGGTCGGTTAAATATCTTGTTGAATTTTAAAGCATACGCCCAATATGCAAGATAGATCATCCAGCATAATTGAAGGGTAGCGAGGATTCGTGGGGACTAAAAGAATATCCGGCCCTTCTATCTCCAGTTTACGAATGACAGGTGTTGTGGTCCCTTTGGGTAAGGCAAGGACAATATTTCCTGGTTGTACGGTTCGATCGGGATCAACAAAAACTGTTGAACCATTTGGGATGGAAACTCCCCCACCAGATGTTGACATACTGTCACTCTCTAGAACAACTGCAAAGGTATTGGCCGGGATTTCTCCGACAAGCTGCACACAAGAGGTTATTGAGGAATTTTTCATATAATCACTCCAGCTTGCTGCCTGCTGAAGTGATAGTAGCGGAACCGTTTTTATCAGCGGTAAAGATAGATCAAGCGAATCACCTGTATTTAACTCTCCTCCATTAAGAAGCCAATTTTCGTTTACTTTCAATATTTTTGCCAGTGAACTTATGTAACGCGAGGACGGCGCTCCTCCACCGTTCATCCATTGACTTACGGAGCCTTTTGATGCGCCAGTGGCATTGACAAGGTCTTTGCCTTTCAGGTTTAGCGCATGCATACGTTGGGTTATGCGTTCAGATATTGTTTGCTTGCTCATGTTTTGATTTTAAAACACAGATGGTTTTGTTTCTTGACTTTCTTTGGTTTTGATTATTAAACTTTTGGCGTTCAGTTTTATGGAGCGACTCATGAAAAAATCAGAAGTATTAGGCTATTTTGGCGGAGTTGTTAAAACAGCCGCAGCTCTAGGAACGTCAAAAACCACAGTCAGCATGTGGGGGGAAGAGGTTCCGTGGAAATGGGCGTTGCTAATTCAGGCAGTCACTGCCGGGGCGCTCAAATATGAGTTACACATACCGACGGTTGTCATTCCCGGTTCTGATCATAATCCGCCTTCTAACCAAGGGGGGATTCATGAAAATCAAGCATGAACACATCCGCATGGCGATGAATGCCTGGGCGCGTCCTGATGGCGAAAAAGTTCCGGCAGCTGGAATAACCCAGGCTTATTTTGAGTTGGGTATGACGTTTCCTGAACTGTACGACGACAGCCATCCGGAAGCCCTGGCTCGCAATACCCAGAAAATTTTCCGCTGGATAGAGAAAGACACCCCTGATGCAGTTGAAAAAATTCAGGCGTTGTTACCAGCTATCGAAAAAGCAATGCCACCTCTGCTGGTGGCCCGAATGCGCAGTCATAGCTCAGCCTATTTTCGGGAACTAGTGGAGACGCGGGAGCGACTGGTGAGAGACGCTGATGATTTTGTCGCAGTGGCAATCGCCGGTTTCAATCAGATGAACCGTGGTGGCCCGGCAGGAAATGCTGTGGCAGTGCATTGAGTGATAATAGCCATATCGAATCGCTTCCGGCAACTCGTGAGTAAAAGATTCGGTATCAGAAGAGGTGAGTATGGCTAACGCCTGGCTCAGATTATGGCATGACATGCCAAATGACCCTAAGTGGCGAACAATTGCCAGAGTGTCAGGGCAGCCAATTGCAACAGTGATGGCAGTGTATATCCACCTCCTGGTGAGCGCGTCACGAAATGTCACGCGAGGTCACATTGATGTCACGACAGAAGATTTGGCAAGTGCGCTCGACGTGACAGAAGAGGTAATTGATTCAATTTTGCAGACGATGCAGGGGCGGGTACTTGATGGTGATTTAATCACTGGATGGGAAAAACGCCAGGTGCTTAAAGAGGACAACGGCAATATTTCGCAAACCGCAAAATCTCCTGCAGAGCGCAAGAGGGCGCAGCGAGAGAGGGAAAGAAAGCGGGAACAAAATGGCGATTGTCACGGCGCGTCACGAAATGTCACGCACATGTCACGACGAGTCACGACAGATAAAGATACAGATAAAGATACAGATAAAGATACAGATCAAGAAGATCAAAACACTATGGTCCATGGCGTAAAAAACGCCACGAACCAGGCAGGGGATGTTCAGACCGTCAATCTTGGTCAGCCAGCAGGCACGACACCGGAAGCCGATTCAGCGTATGCGCTGAAAGCCGATTCGGGCGCTGTGCAGCAGGTGATGACCGCAAGGCCGGAGCAATCACACCAACTGCAGCAGCCCGAAGCCGATTCCGCCATTCAGCGGGAAGCCGATCGGGTAGTCCCGGAAAACACCGGGCAGTCTGTGGGACGAGTGGATTATCCGGATGTGTTCGAACAGGTCTGGCGGGAGTACCCGTTGCGTGCCGGAGCAAACCCGAAGAAATCCGCTTTCAGTGCCTGGAAGGCCAGATTACGCGAGGGGGTGCCACCAGAAGCCATGCTGGATGGCGTGAGGCGTTACGCAAGATACTTGGCGGCTACCGGGAAAACGGGAACGGAATTTGTTCAGCGAGCGACGACGTTTTTTGGACCGGACCGGAATTTTGAGAACCCCTGGTTGCTCCCGGTAAGCGGCACGAACAACCAGCGTTGTGTGAATCATATTTCTGAACCGGATAACGAAATTCCGCCGGGCTTCAGGGGGTAAGTGTTAATTTCTGGTCATGAGGTAATTTTCAGGAGGGCTTGTGGCAAAAGTTTTTACACAAGAAGAGCGGGAAAAAATTAAAGGGCAGGTTGTTGAACTCGTACGCCAGAGTGGGCGCGAGACGTTACGACAACTGGAAGCTAAAACTGGGGCAACAAGATATCTGATGAGCGTTCTTGCCAGAGAACTGGTAGCCAGTGGCGATGTATACAACTCCGGCTGCGGATTATTCCCGTCTGAACAGGCGCGTAAGGACTGGCAAAATGCCCGCAAAAAACTCTCAAGGGCAAAGGTGAAGAAACCTGCAGTGGTTGATCCGGACCTTATCTGGTCGTTACCAGACGGCGAAATACGCCGCTACGACAGGCGTCTGAATATAATCTGTCGCGAGTGCCGGAAGAGCGAAGCTATGCAGCGTGTACTGGCATTTTATCAAGGAAATGTTAGGTATTTTAGACGTTACTAGATTAAAGAGCATTAGTTCAGATGTGAATTGACATTTTCATGGCGCAGGGTAGAGCCAGCGTGGTTGTCCGCTTTGCGTCAAAACCAGATATTACCAGATTTAGACATATATTCCCGATAGCCCTGCTCTGATGCTACACTCTGTGCTATTTTCATGACCCCAATAAAAATATTTATGACTATTGCTGATTTCAAACGGCCTAAATTGGAGCTCCCAAACGGGGCAAACAAACTACTACTGCACTCTTGCTGTGCTCCATGTTCCGGTGAAGTGATGGAGGCGCTTCAGGCCTCGGGAATCGACTACACCATCTTTTTCTACAACCCGAACATTCATCCTCAGAAAGAGTATTTAATTCGTAAGGATGAAAATATTCGCTTTGCTGAACAACACGGCGTGCCGTTTATCGATGCTGATTACGACACCGACAACTGGTTTGAACGTGCCAAAGGAATGGAATGGGAGCCTGAGAGGGGGATCCGTTGTACCATGTGTTTTGACATGCGTTTTGAGCGGACAGCGTTGTACGCTGCTGAAAATGGTTTCAGTGTGATCAGCAGTTCACTGGGCATTTCGCGCTGGAAAAATATGCAGCAGGTTAACGAGTGTGGGCGGCGAGCTGTTGCGCATTATCCGGGTATGGTATACTGGGATTATAACTGGCGCAAGCAGGGCGGCTCGTCCCGTATGATTGAAATCAGCAAGCGCGAAAAATTCTATCAGCAGGAATATTGTGGCTGTGTGTATTCTCTGCGCGATACCAATCTACACCGCAAATCTCAGGGACGCCCTCTTATCAAAATTGGCCAACTCCACTACGGAAAAGAAGAGAAGGAGTGATTTTATGGATCACCTTTCTGATTGATTTCATATTGGCGAGGTGACGTGAGTTAAGTAGAATTGCTGCGGGTGCTTGAGGCTATCTGCCTCAGGCATGAACACCAAAAGGCAGATAGAGAAAAGCCCCAGTTAACATTACGCGTCCTGCAAGACGCTTAACATTAATCTGAGGCTCAATCCATGCTGAACACATGTAGGTTAGCCTCTTACGTGCCGAAAGGCAAGGAGAAGCAGGCTATGAAGCAGCAAAAGGCGATGTTAATCGCCCTGATCGTCATCTGTTTAACCGTCATAGTGACGGCACTGGTAACGAGGAAAGACCTCTGCGAGGTACGAATCCGAACCGGCCAGACGGAGGTCGCTGTCTTCACAGCTTACGAACCTGAGGAGTAAGAGACCAGGCGGGGGAGAAATCCCTCGCCACCTCTGATGTGTCAGGCATCCTCAACGCACCCGCACTTAACCCGCTTCGGCGGGTTTTGTTTTTTCCTGGCATTCTGGTTTACAATTCGCACGCCAGCCTGAACAACTGGCACCTGCTGCGCCAGCAGAGACAACCGATGGCGCACGATACCAAATTATACAATTCTGATAATTCTGCCGTCTTTGCCAGCAGGTGCGGGCGGCGTTCTCATGCATTCAAATCTGACAGGTTACAGCACGCCCCATGCACTGAAGAACAGGCCGAATGGCTGATTCAGTGTTACCGCAGGCGTGGATACGAGGTTAAGAAAGCCCTCAGCCTCGATTATCGTCACTGGATAATCTACGTCAGGCTGCCGTACTCCGAGCGCCCACCGCGTCCGTCCCGCACATTCCAGCAACGCATCTGGAGGTAACGTGCGGGTATTACTTCGACCTGTTCTGGTACCGGAACTCGGGCTGGTGATCGTTAAGCCGGGCCGTGAATCCATGCCGGTATTCCACAATACCCGGGTACTGGTGGAGCCGGAACCGAAAAGCATGCGTAATCTGCCGTCCGGGGGCGTTCCTGCCGTTCGCCAGCCGCTGGCGGAGGATAAATCATTACTGCCATTTTTCAGCGACGAACGAGTGATTCGTGCTGCTGGTGGCGCTGGCGCATTGTCTGACTGGTTACTGCGCCATGTTAAATCCTGCCAGTGGCCACACGGCTATTATCATCACAGCGAAACCGTCATTCACCGTTATGGTACCGGCGCAATGGTGTTGTGCTGGCACTGCGACAACCAGCTGCGTGACCAGACATCCGAATCACTCGAGCAACTTGCTCATCAAAACCTGTCAGCATGGATGATTGACGTCATCGGTCACGCAATAAGCGGTACGCAGGAGCGTGAATTATCTCTGGCTGAATTATCCTGGTGGGCGGTCTGCAATCAGGTAGCGGACGCACTACCGGAGGCTGTATTACGCCGCTCACTGGGATTACCGGCGGAGAAAATCCGCTCGCTTTATCGCGAGAGCGACATCATACCGGGAGAGCAGACAGCCACCAGCATACTGAAGCAGCGCACAAAAAATATTGCGCTACCACTTCACGCCCACCAGCAACAAATCCGGCCACAGGAAAAGACGGTGGTCAGCATTGCCGTTGATCCGGAGTCACCGGCTCAGTATCTCCAGCGCCAGAAACCACAACGGGAAGAGATGCCTGTATACACGCGCTGGGTAAAAACGCAGAAATGCATGACGTGCGGTAATCAGGCAGATGATCCGCATCACATCATTGGTCATGGACTGGGAGGGATGGGAACAAAGGCTGACGATTTGTTTGTTATTCCGTTGTGCCGTAAATGCCATAACAAACTACATGCCGGAGTAAAAGATTTTGAAGAAAAACACGGCAGTCAGCTGTTGTTGCTGATTCGTTTTTTAATGCACGCGAGAAATTCGGGTGTTCTGAAGTGGAAAGCATAAATGACCGAACGCATAGAATTTGTTTTGCCTTACCCGCCGACGGTGAACACTTACTGGCGACGCCGTGGCAGCACATATTTTATCTCGGAGGAGGGAAAGCGTTATCGCCGGGCTGTGGCGCTTATTGTTCGCCAGCAGCGGCTGAAATTAAGCCTGTCCGGAAGGCTGGTAATCAGGATTATTGCAGAGCCACCGGATAAGCGTCGTCGTGACCTGGACAATATTCTGAAAGCACCGCTGGATGCGCTGACGCACGCGGGGTTGTTAATGGACGATGAGCAGTTTGATGAAATCAATATTGTACGTGGCCAGCCAGTATCTGGTGGACGTCTGGGGGTGAAGATTTACCCCATAATGCTTGAAGGGCAGGTCAAAAAATGAAACTGGAAGATTTACCGAAATACTACTCCCCAAAATCCCCCGGCCTGACTGATGCATCGGCCTCAACGTCGAAAGATGCGCTGAGTATCACTGATGTGATGGCCGCGCAGGGCATGACACAGAATCGGGCTGAGATGGGGTTTTCTGCGTTCCTTGGGAAAATGGGCATTAGTATGAATGACAGAGAGCGGGCAACAGAATTGCTGACAGAATATGCACTCAGTCGGTGTGATCGCGTGGCGGCGTTAAGAAAACTCCCGGCAGAAATAAAACCGGCAGTGATGCGTATTATGGCTTCGTATGCGTTTGAAGATTATGCCCGTAGCGCGGCGAGCAAAAAACAGTGCCCCTGCTGTCACGGAAAAAAATTTATTGAAAGCGAGGTTTTTACAAACAAGATCCAGTATCCGGATGGTAAGCCGCCAGTGTGGGCAAAGTGCACAAAAGGCGTGTATCCGTCTTACTGGGAGGAATGGAAAAAAGTCAGGGAGGTGGTAAAAGTTGCCTGTCCGGAGTGTGGAGGGAAGGGAGAGGTATCCACTGCCTGTAAAGATTGTCGTGGGCGCGGTGTTGCCATTCATCGTGAAGAGTCGGAAAAACAGGGTGTGCCGGTTTTCAGAAACTGTCAGCGTTGTGGTGGGCGTGGCTATGAAAGATTACCTTCAACGGAGGCATTTAATGCCATATGTAATGTAACCGATGCCATATCTCTTGATACATGGAAAAAAACAGTTAAACGTTTTTACGATACGCTGGTGGTGCAGTTTGATATTGAAGAAGCATGGGCAGAACAACAACTGAAAAAGGTGACCAGATAGCTTTGTTGATTTTTCCCGAATCTGTGGTAAATTTGCCCTAACGATGGGCGTTTTATGCCTGACGTTAGAAGATTTTTTACACCCCGCCGCCTGGCGGGTTTTTTATGACTGAAATCGCGTCAGTACAGTAAACGCGCTGGTGGCGGTGAATACCTGTCTTTCAGCTTGCTGGCTTTTTCGACAAGAGTTATTGGTGTGTCACGTTAACCGGAAAAGGGAAAAAGACATGCTGAAACAGCAGGATATGACCGAAACCGCCAGAGTGGTGTTTAATGAATTAAGTGCCACCGAACCGGCGACAGTCGGGGAGATTGCGCAGAATACTTACCTTTCACGTGAACGCTGCCAGTTAATACTGACCCAGCTTGTTATGGCGGGGCTGGCAGACTATCAGTTCGGTTGTTACAGACGCCTTCAGTCCTGAAGGCTTTTTTATTTGTGGTAAATGGGCGACTGGTGGGTGTTAGGGGCACTCACCAGCCATCTGCTCATGCGTCCGGATCACAAGCAAACCTCAGGCCCACTGCTTTGCGCAAAAGCAGAATGAGCCTATCAGAGACAGGCTTAATGATCCATGCTTAGTACTGTAAAAATATCCAGTTGTGAGTTAATCAACGCCGACTGCCTGGAATTTATCCGGTCGTTACCCGAAAATTCTGTTGACCTGATAGTCACGGACCCGCCGTACTTTAAAGTGAAGCCTGAGGGCTGGGATAACCAGTGGAAGGGCGACGATGATTACCTGAAGTGGCTGGACCAGTGTCTTGCGCAGTTCTGGCGGGTGCTGAAACCTGCCGGAAGTCTTTACCTGTTCTGTGGCCATCGCCTGGCGTCTGACATTGAAATCATGATGCGTGAACGCTTCAATGTGCTGAACCATATTATCTGGGCGAAGCCGTCCGGACGCTGGAACGGGTGCAACAAGGAAAGCCTGAGGGCATATTTCCCCGCCACAGAGCGCATTCTGTTCGCGGAACATTATCAGGGGCCGTATCGCCCGAAAGATGCCGGGTATGAGGCGAAGGGCAGGGCACTGAAACAGCATGTGATGGCCCCGCTGATTTCTTACTTTCGTGATGCGCGTGCTGCCCTGGGGATAACGGCAAAACAGATTGCTGATGCCACAGGAAAGAAAAACATGGTGTCGCACTGGTTCAGTGCCAGCCAGTGGCAGCTACCGGACGAAAGCGATTATCTGAAATTACAGGCGCTGTTTGCCCGGGTGGCAGAAGATAAGCATCAGCGCGGAGAACTGGAAAAGCCACATCACCAACTGGTCAGCACATACAGTGAACTGAACCGGCAGTATACGGAACTGCAGAGTGAATATAAG